TGCATCTACTGTTACAGTAGTTGGTGCTGCTCATCTCCAAAGTACAGCTTCAATAGCAGGTAATACTATAGTTGGAGGTACACTAAGAGTTGCTGGAGCAACCTCCCTTGAAGGTGCAGTTGATCTCAACAGTACGCTTACTGTAGCTGGCGCAGTAAGTCTTGCTTCTACACTATCAGTAGGTGGAGCGGCAAACTTTTTAAGTACAGTTACTATTGCTGGTACAAATATTCAAGCTATTAATGCAAGAGTATGTGCTTCTTCTTACTATGGAGATGGGTCTAATCTTACAGGTGTAACGACATCTATTGAAGGAGATATTTCTGTTAACAATGCTACAGTAGGTGGCAATCTACATGTAGGTGGAACTGTAACTGCTGTAGGTGCGGCAGTATTTGGCAGTACTGTAACTGTAGTAGGCGCAGCACATCTTCAAAGTACAGTATCTGTTGGAGGTGCAGCAACATTTGCATCTACAGTTACTGTTGTTGGTGCTGCTCATCTCCAAAGTACAGCTTCAATAGCAGGTAACACTGTAGTTGGAGGTACATTAAGAGTTGCAGGAGCAACCTCCCTTGAAGGTGCAGTTGACCTTAACAGTACACTTACTGTAGCTGGTGCAACACATCTTCAAAGCACAGTATCGATAGGCGGAGCCGCAGTATTTGGCAGCACTGTTACAGTAGTTGGTGCTGCTCATCTTCAAAGTACAGCTTCAATAGCAGGTAACACTGTGCTTGGAGGTACATTAAGAGTTGCAGGAGCAACATCACTGGAGGGTGCAGTTGATCTTAATAGCACACTTACCGTTGCAGGAGCAGTAAGTCTTGCTTCTACTTTATCAGTAGGTGGAGCAGCAAACTTTCTTAGCACTGTAACTATAACTGGCACAAATGTACAGGCAACCAATGCACGAGTATGTGCCAGTGCTTACTATGGAGATGGCAGTAATCTCACAGGCATAAGCTCCGACATAAGTGGAAATATCTCTGTTAGTAATGTTCTGGCTGGAGGTACGCTCAGAGTTGTGGGGGCAACATCACTGGAGGGTGCAGTTGACCTTAACAGTACACTTACCGTTGCGGGAGCAGTATCGCTTGCTTCTACTTTAAGTGTAGGTGGTGCTGCAAACTTCCTCAGTACAGTAACCATAGCTGGTACAAATGTACAGGCTGTTAATGCAAGAGTATGTGCTTCTGCTTACTACGGAGATGGTAGTAATATTACGGGTATATCTGCTGATGTAGGTGGTAACATTTCTGTTAGTAATGTTTTAGCAGGGGGTACTTTAAGAGTTGTGGGGGCAACATCACTGGAGGGTGCAGTTGATCTTAACAGTACACTTAGTGTGGCAGGTGCAACACATCTTCAAAGCACAGTCTCAGTAAATGGTGCAGCAGTATTTGGAAGTACCGTAACAGTAGTTGGTGCCGTACACCTTCAAAGCACAGTATCAGTAAATGGAGCAGCAAGACTATCTACTATTGAATTGGGTGCTGCATCAGATACTACTCTTAGCAGAGCAAGTGCTGGTGATGTAAATATTGAAGGCAATATTATTTATCGTGCTGGAGGTACAGATGTTCCGGTAGCAGATGGTGGTACAGGAGCTAGTACCCTTACTGCAAATGGTATTCTTTTTGGAAACGGCACATCAGCTATTGGAGCAACGGCTGTTGGTTCAGATGGACAAGTACTAACATCAAATGGTGCTGGTTCTGCTCCTACGTTCCAAGCTGCTAGTGGTGGTGCTACTGATATCGATGGCCTGTCTGATGCCCTAACAAACTCATCTGGTTCAACACTTGGTCTTGGAACAGGTGCATTAGCCGCTGATGATGGAAGTACTAATTACAATACTGCTGTTGGCAACAATGCTCTTAATGATATGACCAGCGGAAATAATAGTGTTGCTTTTGGTTACTATGCCGGAGGTATGGCAACTACTGGAATATGGAATACTTATATAGGTACTCGTTCAGGAAGTGGGTATTCCGACCCTTCAACTGCTAGTTACAATATGGCTTCAGGAGGACAAGCATTAGGTCGGGTAACTACTGGAGGTAATAATACTGCTGTTGGTTACTATAGTAGTCAGCAACTGACCACTGGTACAGAGAATACCACTCTCGGCCATCAGGCTGGTCTAGGTATAATAGCTCAGAATTACTGTGTCGCTATTGGCAAAGATTCTATGAACAACAATGACGGTGATTACAATACTGCTGTTGGTTACGGTGCAGGTTACACTGCCGGTGCTGGTAACAATACTATGTTAGGGAGAGCAGCAGTAGCTAGTTCTTCGTCTGCTACTAATGAAATTACTCTTGGTAACGGTAGTGTAACCCGATTTAGAATCCCCGGCCTTTCGCTAGATCACACGGCGACACAACTCTCCATCGCCGTGCGCACCGGCATCGGCACGTCGGCTCCAAACTCATCGACGAAATTACACGTTATCGGCAGTTCAACGGATGCTGATTCCGCACTTGATCTCCAGAAAGGGAGTGGAGCCACCACCACATCGCAGGTGTTTGTGCGGTTCTTTGTCCCGGCAGGTTCGGGCAGCATCACGGCAAATGGCGCATCGGCGGCTACTTTCACGGCGTATTCAGATCGTCGCTTGAAGGAAAACATCGAACCGCTGCCGCCCCAACTTGAAAATATCATGGCGTTGAAGCCCAGCGAGTTCGATTTTAAAGAAGGTAGCGGTTACAGCGGACATCAAATCGGATTCATCGCACAGGAATTTCAGGAAGTTTATCCTGATGCTGTGATCCCCGGCGACGACGGCATGTTACAGATCGCAGGTTGGAGCAAGCAGGAAGCTCGCTTAGTCTCGGCGTTACAAGGTGCCGTCGAGAAAATTAACCAGCTAGAAGAGCGCATTGCTGCGCTGGAAGGAAAATAAAATGGCAGCAACATGGAAAATCGTGGCCTGTGATCGCACAGTATCGCTGGGCGGAAAGGCGGACGTTATCACAACTGTCCATTGGGACGTGACTGACAAAGAGACGGTGGATGGCGTAGACCACTATGGTCGCCGGTTTGGCTCTGTAGGCATCGACACCGACGATCTATCCAGCTTCACTGCATATGCCGATGTGACAGAGGACAACGCAATTGCATGGGCAAAGGAAGCATTGGGGTCTGACGAGGTTACTCGGCTTGAGGAGGAAGTGGCTGCTCAGATTACGCTGTCTAAAACGCCAACGCATGGGACGGGAGTCCCTTGGTAAATAGATAGTATGTTTTATTATTTATCTGTAATAGGAATGTTATTGTTATCCTCTGATCAAGGTGTCATAGAAAGGTCTATTACAGGTAGTTTTAATAACTTAGAAGCGTGTCAGGCGTATAAAAAACATATTGAAAATATAATCGAACAAGCACCGTCTGCAACAATATTTAAGTCTGAGTGCAGAGAAAAAGATAAAGAAAAAGGAAAGGCAGCATAATGGCAAGTACATATACAACAAATCTCCGTCTGACAAAACAGGGAGATGGAGAGAACCCAAACAGTTGGGGAGCTATTCTTAATGATGGAGTTATCAGTCTTGTTGATGATGCCATTGCAGGGTACACTACTGTATCTCTTGGCAGTGCTGCAACTGTAACTTTAACTAATGTTCAGGGTGCTGGTGATCAGGCCAGATCAGCAATTGTTGAATTTAAGGGAACTGTGGGTGGAGTGTATGATGACATTGTTGTTCTTGTCCCTAATAATTCTAAATCTTACATAGTTAAAAACTCGGTATCCTATAACGATTCTACAGATAGTGTTATTCTCAGAGTTGCTGGTAATGCTGGTGTTACTATTGAACCAGCAAATACCGCTCTTTATGTTACTAATGGTACTACAGTTCTTCCTGTTTCTAATAATACATTTACTAATATTGTAGCAACAAGCATAGCAACCTCAACTCTTCATGCAACAAGCATATCAGCCACACATCTTGTTGCAACCTCAATAAAAACAACTGATTTAACAGTATCAGTATCTGCTATGTTTGTTGATAATGCCAAAGCTAATTTTGGCACAGGCAGCGATCTTCAAGTTTATCATACTGGATCACATAGTTATGTTCAGGAAACTGGTACTGGTAATTTGTATGTGGCTGGTTCTAATGTTGTTATTTCTAATGCAGCCACAACCGAAAACATGATCACTGCTGCTGAAAACGGTGCTGTTGGTATTTATTATGATAACGGAGTAAAACTTGCAACAACAAATACAGGCGTTCAAGTTACAGGTACTCTTCTTGCCACCACAGATACTGATACATCTAACACAGGAAGTGTGACACTTGATTTTGCCGCTAATCAAAATTTTATACTGACACTTACCGGAAATCTGACGCTTGCCAACCCCACAACAGAACAAGTTGGTCAGGCAGGTGTAATTACATTTATTCAAGACGGTACGGGTTCCAGAACACTAACACTTGGATCACAATATAAAACAGCGTCAGGTGCTGGTATTACTTTGAGTACGGCTGCTAATGCCGTCGATGTAGTCCCATACTTTGTACAGAGTGCTGATAACATACTTCTTGGAGCGGCTCAGAAAGCTTTTTCTTAATGACAATGTTTTCTTCATTCTGGTTTCTTCAAGAAGCTACACTAACATATTCAGCAGACGCCACTAATGTTAATCTCCTGTCGGATGCTGTGGCTGTTGGCTTTGATGCTACTGCCGGTGGTGTATTGAATGTTGTTATTAATAGCGGAATAACATTATCTGGAACAACAACTAATGCAATTAGTTCAGGTAATTTTCCTGCTAATTCAATTGTTACGATAACAAATAACGGAACTGTTTCTGGATATACAGGAGCTACTGGTTCTTCGGGAGTGGATGGTGCGGTAGGTGGTGATGCGTTTTATGCTGAATTTACCGCCAGCGGTTCAACATGGTCTATTATAAATAATGGAACATGGGGTGGAGGCGGCGGTGGAGGCGGCGGTGGCGCAAGCCGTTCGACTTTATATGGTGGCGGTGGCAAAGGTCCGGGGTCTTGTTCCACTCCAACATATATAGGAAGCGCAGGAGCGGCAGGTGGTTTGGGAGAAGTCGGCGCTAACGGTAGTAATCCCGGCTCTGGGTCTGCGGATTGTATAAACTTTGCTGCTGGTGCTGGCGGTGCTGCCGGGTATGCTGTTAGAAAGAATGGGCTAACTATCTCAACCACAGGAACATTTTTAGGAACGGTAGGTTAAATGAAAATTCTTATTCCTTTTTCAGGCGGTGTTAATTCAACATATGCATTATGGCGTTGGTTATCTGATACTGATCATGAGATAACTGCAATCTGTGCTGAAGAACAGTGGTCTGATACTCCTAATAATGAAGAATCTGTTGTTGTCTGGCTAAGAGATAATATCCGAAACTTTGAGTTTGAAAAGATTCAATGGCCGGTTAATTATATTCCAAAACAAGAAAGTATAAGAGTTGGTTTTAGTAATACATTAGATATAGGTATGATAAAACCCCGATATCATGGATACAAAAAATTGATTGATGACAAAAAACCAGATGGTATTGTTATAGGTATAAGCTTAGAAAACACAGCAACTGATAACCATGAAAGACTAAGATTTCTTTTTGAAACTGCTGGTGTGAATAACTATTTTTCAGGTAGCCGTGAGTTAATACCTATTGCTCAAGGCAAAGATTTTAATTATAATATGATTGCTGCTGATCTGATGGGTCGTTTTGAGCAGTGGGAGAAAATGCCTTCTGAATTAGTAAAACTTATTCCCAGTAAGTGTAACCCTCGTCACGATCCACATGACATATCATATCGTTGTATGTCTTGTCTTTATGAAAGCGTCCTAGAAAAACGTACTGATTTAAGCGGTGCCGAACTTGACTCAATTTTTGCTAAGTATGGTAGTTATGGAAAATGGCGTTCAAAAGCAAAGCCTAAAACTTATATCTACAGAGGACGGCCTCATAATAAAGCACTTGAATTACTAGATATTAATTCAGGTTACGAAGATAGCAACGTCTAGATTAGTTTAAGTAGGAATATATTCAGATGACAGAACTTAAAAAGTTTGATTTTAAACAAGGTTTCAATAGAGAAACCACTCAATACGCTGAAGAGGGTAGTTGGTTTGATGGTAATCGTGTACGCTTTCGTGCAGGTCGTCCCGAAAATTTAAGAGGTTATCAGACCAGAGCTTTGGCTTCTACTTTTGATGGTTCTGCCAGAGACTTAATTACATGGTCAGATAGTTCTGGAATAAGTAGAATTGTTTTTGGTACTCCTGATAAACTTTATGAACAAGACGGCGATCAGTTATATGACATTACTCCTATTGTTACTGCCGTTACACTGGCAAACTGCTTTGGAACTTCTTCGGGCAGTACAAGAGTTTGTTGTTCCGATGCGGGACACAACCAGAAAGTCGGTAACTATGTTCTCTTCACTTCTTCCGCAGCTTTTAATGCCGTAAGTTTACAGGGAAATGTTTATCCCATAACATCAGTGGCAAGTGCTAATGTATTTACTATCAGTGTAAGTAGTGCTGCCAATGCAACTGGTAGTGATGCAGGATCAGCAACATTTCAATATTATATACCTACAGGTTTTTCTGTTGTGGCGGCTGGTTTTGGTTATGGTGCTGCTCTTTATCAAGCTACTGTCTGTGCTTCAAATACTAGAGCATGGAATCAGCCAGCATCAAGTGGTATTCCTTTTGATGTAACACAATGGAGTCTGGATAATTGGGGAGAAGATATTGTAGCCAATCGCAGTGGAAGTAATATATTTTATTGGGATTCTGATGCATCAACAGTACCGGGTCAGGTACATGCTGCTTCTGTAACAACTTCTCCTATAAGTGTTAACTCTATATTAGTATCTCCGAATGATAGACATCTTGTTGCTTTTGGAACTAACGAATACTCAGCCACGGCAACTGTAAGCGGTACGTTTAATCCTATGTTAGTTAGATGGTCTGATCAAGATGATAAAAGTAATTGGGTTCCTGCTGCTGATACAACGGCTGGTGAAGTTGTACTGACTGATGGTACTAAAATTATAGGTGCAAAGCGTTCAAAGAATGCTATTAATATTTGGACAGATAATTCTTT